TGCGGATCGCAGAACACGACCCAGTTCGGGCGCGAGTTCTTGCGCACGTAGTTGCCGTTGTAGCTGTACGTCCACTCGGCCTCGTACACGTTCTCGCTCTGCTCCTCCCACACCGGCATTGGGCGGAAGCCGTACACGCCGTTGATCTTGCCGATCTTGATTGGCTCGGGGTCCATGTCCTCAACGGCCTTGGATCCCTCCATGCGCCAGCGGTAGTGGTGGTCTGCGGTGTACGTCTCGAAGTAGGTCACCTTGGTTCCGTCCTCGACGCGCACGTACTCGACGCTCAGGGCGATCATGTCGTCGTACTCGTCGAACAGCGGGTACAGGGTGTCGCCCTTCATGGGGGAGTAGTTCTTGCAGCGCAGCTTGTACGGGCTGGTCTCGCCTGCGTACACCGTTCCGCCATCGATCTCCTGGGTGTACCAGATGGTCACCACCTCGCAGGAGGCGTACAGGAACTTCGAGCGCTCCAGGTTCACGCTGTTGATGTGGTTGCGCTTGTAGATGGACTCGATGATCGAGGCTGCCGCCTTCTGGGTCTCGTCCGCGGGCTTGTACACGCGCTTGACGGGGATGCCGAACGCGAGGGAGCCCATGCGCCTCACGGCCAGCTTCTGCCACGGGAGGATGACGCGGGTCACCTTCCGGTCCTTGCCCTTCGTACCCTCCTTGGAGTTGTACGAGATGTCGGTCATGACGGGATGCTTCGTTGGGTCGTACTCCTTCTCGAGCCTGCTCCAGGCCGGTACGACGATCGTCTTCTTCTTGAGGTCGGCCAATATCTGGTTGGCATCCCTGCCGGCCTCGAAGATCTCTTGCAAAGTCTTTGGCATAGTCTGTTCTTATTTTTGTTGGTTAGTACAATATGTCCTCGTCATCGTCCGCCATGCCGTCGTCCCTGTACTCGGATGCGTAGCGGACCGCCAGCGGGTGGAACGTGTTGGCCAGTGCGTCGAACTCGTCCGGCGAGTAGCCCAGCCTCTCCTTGATGTCCTCCTTCGGCTCGATGATTATCTTCCCGTTGCTCAGGAAGCTCCACTTGATTTCGGTCGCCTCCTCCAGCAGCGTGCCGCCCGGTGGCAGCATAGGCTCGTTGTCGTTCGCGGGGTCGAGCCAGTCCCTGACAGCCCAGAAGCAGTACGCCCTCATGTTGGCGAAGCGGTACTCGCCCGTGACGTCCGTCAGATCCCTGTGCCCGTCCCTTGCGGCCTCGGAGTACTTGCAGCTGATGATGCTGTCCGCACGGGGCCTTCCGTCGTTCTCCGCGCTGACCTCCAGTAGTCGGGAGTACACGCCGGCACCCTCTCCGATGGTGTCTATCGACACGCAGCACCCGGAATGCTTCGTTAGGTAGTTTTTGGCCTTGCCTGCGGTGCGCATGTGGTCTGCCCTTCCGCCGGAGTTGGTCTTCTTGATCCTCTCGACGTAGTTCCCGTATCGGTACACCTCGCAGGTGGCGTCTCGGCCCATGCCGGCCACGTCGAGCCCCATGATGCCCTCGTTGTGGTCTTCCTGGTGGTTGTACTTCCACCTGCGCTGCGCCGCCTCGATCCACTGCGGCGGGATGAGCGTGTCCTCGTCGATCTTGGGGAACTGTCCGAGCACCTTCTTGCGGAACAGGTCGGACGGGCGGTACCAGCTGCCGTCCCACTCGAAGTCGTCCTCGTCAGGGTTCGCGTCCTCCGGCTCGATCCTCTCGCACCAGTTCTCCACCTTGTCCTGGACCCATTCGTAGTCCACCTGTCCGGGGATCACGACGCGGCGCTCCCTGACGTTCGGAGCGTTGAGGTCGGACAGGCAGAACTTCTCCCACCGCGTCTGCTTCTGGCTCTTGGCGGCGTACCCTGTCGTGATGTTTGGGTTGAACACGATGAGCAGCCTGGAGTTTCCCTGCAGGTTACCCTCGATGGCCGCGAACGTGTCCTCGCTGATGCCCGTGGCCTCGGTGACGATGAACATGGTGTTCACGGCATGGAATCCCGACCATGCCTCGTGGTTGTTCTCGTCGGCCTTGAAGCCGGTGAGGAACCATTCGTCGGAGTCTGTGCGTATGTCGTATGTGGTGAGCCTTCCCGGAAGGAGGAAGCCCCTGCGCTTGGCGCGGTTGAAGAGCCGGCTGACCTCCGGCATCATGATGTTCTTGACCTGTCGGTCCGTGGGGGCGGTCAGAGCCACCTTCGTGTTCTTCACGAGCTCGCCCTTGGTGTTCCACCTGGGCGTGAGGTACAGGAAGCAGACCGCTATCACCGCGGCCACGAAGTCCTTGCCCCTCGCTGTCCCTGATCTGACCGACACGAGCTTGTTGTGCTGTACTGCGGACACGATCTTCCTCTGCTCCTCGTCGAGCGTGACACCGAGGACGTCCTCCGCGAAGGTGTTCCAATCCTCGCGCCACCTGCAGAACAGCCTGTCTGCGTTCGCCCGTGCCTGCTCGATGCGTGTCATGACCCTTCCTCTTCCTTGCCCGTTTCCATCAGTAGGTTGTAGAAGTTCATCTCCCCGTTGAGCTCGTGCTTCTCAGGGGAGTACAGTCCGAGCAGCTTGCGCCTCTCGATACAGAGCTTGTTAATCACCTCGAGGTAGCGCGGGTCGCCGCAGCTCACCACGTCCTCCGAGGAGCGCTTTACCTTGATGGTGAAGACGCCCTGCTTCACCTCGGTGGAGATTTCGTCACCGTCCTCGTCATCCTTCGTGGTCGGTACGGGTACGCCTTCCTGTGAGTCCTTGGTCTTCCTGTACGACTCCTTGGACTTCTCCCACGCCTCCCACGCCTCCTTGATGAGCGTGTCTATTCGCTCGAGCTCCAGCTGCAGTGCGAGGTCGAGGTCCTCGATGCGAGCCTCGCGCCATTCCGCCAGCATGGTGTCGATGTCGTTCTTCAGCGTGCTGAGGGCGTAGGTCCTCAGGTCGAGCCTGGCCATCACCTCAGCGCGCATCTCACGGTAGGAGTAGCCGCGCTTGTACAGGTTGCTCAGGATCTCCAGGCGCACGAGCCTGTTCTTCCGGCATTGATTCAGCCTTCGGTTGGTTGAACTGCTATCAGCCATATCAGTCTTTGTATTGGTTGTTCATTATCTCGTCGAGGGAGTACGCTGACTTGCGGATCGTGATGCCGAGCATCCTCTCAAGCTCGTCCCGCTGGTCGGGGCGGAAGGCGATCGTCAGGCTGTCCATCGCAGCCCTCTGGGGATCCTTCCCGCTCTCCTTCCTCTCCTCCTTCCCGTTCTCCCTGGTACCAGGTGCGTCGGAGGTCTTCCCTCCCGGCTCGTTGGTGGCACCGGGTGTCCCTGGTACCGCCCTGGGCGTGTCCCATACGTTCAAGCCCCAGTCGCCCAGCTTGGCGCTGTCCCATGAGTTGGCGAGCGCGTCGTAGTCCCATGATCCGTACGAGACGTTGTCCTTGATCACGAACTGCCTGCGCTCCTCCTCGGTGAGGTCCGCGGCGCTGACGACGTATGCGAACGGGTTGTCGAGCCACTTGCCCCACCACTCCACCAGCACGCTGCGCTCACCCTCGGTCTTCCGCCTGTAGTCGTCGAGCGTAGACAGCCGCTGGGCAAGCTGCTCAGGTGTCATCTTCGAGATCGTGACGAGGGCCTGCCTCCTCTGGTTGCCTCCGAGGATCGTCATCCTCCCGTCATGGACGATCGGGCGCAGCTCGAGCATCCTGGGGAACACGAGGATGGAATCAACCAAACGGTTGAACCTGTCGCTGGTGATGCAGCGCGGGTTGTCCGTGTTTGTCCTGATCCGTGAGAGCTTTACCTGTTCAGTTTGCATCGGAAAGTGTTTTATTTCAGTTCTTTGGCGCAAATTTAGTACAAAATGTTCGTAATATTGAGTTTTTGCAGGTTTTTAACATTTTCGCGCCAGGTAAACTTATCGGTTTATCTACCCGCCTTCACCCTGACGGGGAGTCCAGCGAAGGTCCATGCGATGAGAGCCGCGTCCCTTCCCTCCTGGTTGGTCCTGCCGTGTATCCCGGTGAAATAGGCGAGCTCCTCGTGGGTGATCTTGCCGTTCTCTCCCTTCCAGTGCTTGACGAGCGGCTTGATGAACTGGAAGCTGATGCCGTAGTGCGAGCACATCTCGCCGAGGAGCCTGCTCACCTGCTCGTTGCGTCCCTGGTGCACTCCCTTGGCCACCGCCACCGCCCTGGTGTCGCAGTTCTTGAGGTGCCAGTTGCCCTTGTTCATCCATCCTGCCTCGATGACCACCGTGAGGCTCTTCCCCTGGACCTCTGACGTGCGCTGCTGGTACAACAGGTAGTCGAGGAGGTCGGGGAAG